GAAGACTTTTATTCAGCAGAAGCATTTTTAAGATATGGTTCATCTCTTAAAGTAGTTAGGATTAACACTACAGGTTTGTTTAGTGCAAATAGTGGTGGTTCTTCTTCTTCACTTTTAAAGAATCATGACGAATATGTTCAATCATACGAGAGTGGAGCTCTCGGTGGAACAGTAGGTAAATGGATTGCAAGATGCCCTGGCGTCTTAGGTAATTCATTGAAAGTTTCTGTATGTGCATCCTCAGATGCATATTACAATGATTCAGCAACAACAACAGGAGTTGCAGAGGCAGCTGGTCAAACCGTTATAACACTTGCGAGTGGTGGCGGTGCATTAGTACAAGTCAGAGACATCATCACATTTGGTGCAACAACTCAACAATACAGAGTTCTAGCAGTCAACTCAGACAACATCACAATCGAAGCATTAGGACAACCAGCAGGAACAGGTCTAACAGTATCCGTTGCAAACGGTTCTGCAGTTAATAGATACTGGGAATTCTATGCATCATTCGATAAAGCTCCAGGCAAGTCTGCATCAGCAACATCAGCTGGTGGAGTAACAGACGAAATTCACGTAGTCGTAGTAGACGAAGACGGTGCAATCACAGGAGTTCCACACACAATGTTAGAGACTTATGGATTTGTTTCTCTTGCGTCAGACGCAAAAGACACAAGTGGTGAGTCTAACTACTACAGAAATGTAATAGGAAACAGTTCAGAGTGGGTATATTGGGGACAACATTCAACTGCAATGATTAACAGTGCAGCGGAACATAGAACACACGCAGTATCAGCTGCTTCGGGTAAAGCATTCTTAAGACCAACATTGGCAGAAGTTTCATCCCTAGCAAACGGTAAAAATGGTAACACTGCAACTGCAGCTCAGAAGTACGGTACATGGGAAACTCATTATAAAGATGGTGAAACATCTGATATATCTTTCCTAATTACAGGTTCATCAAGAACTGCTGATGCAAGTGGTAATGACCAAGACATTCTTGCAGACTGGACTACTCTTGCTAACCAAGCAGTTTTAATTGCAGAGGGTAGAAAGGATTGTATCGCAGTAATATCTCCAAGACGTGCAGACGTTGTTGGTATTACTTCAGAGTCATCACAAGCAACTAACGTTATTGCAAGTGCAAATACTATGTCATCAAGTTCATATGCCGTAATAGACAGCGGTTGGACATATCAATATGACAGATATAACGATAAGTACTGTTACGTACCTGCTAACGGACATACAGCAGGCGTTATGGCAAGGTCAGACCTTCTTAGAGATGCATGGTTCTCACCAGCAGGATTCTCTAGAGGACAATACCTAGGAATTACTAAACTTGCGTTTAACCCTTCACAAGCATCTAGAGATAGTTTGTACAGAGCAAGAGTTAATCCAGTAGTAACATTCCCAGGCCAAGGAACAATTCTTTACGGTGACAAGACAGCATTAACTTCTCCATCAGCATTTGATAGAATTAATGTCAGAAGATTATTCATAGTACTAGAGAAGGCAATATCAACTGCAGCTAAATCACAACTCTTTGAATTCAATGATGCATTCACTAGAGCTCAGTTTAGAGCAGCGGTAGAACCTTTCCTAAGAGATGTTAAAAACAGAAGGGGTCTAGTAGACTTCACTGTATTATGTGATGAAACAAACAACACAGATACAGTTATAGATAGAAACGAATTTGTATGTTCTATCTTTGTGAAACCTGCTAGAAGTATTAACTTCATCACTCTTAATTTCGTGGCTGCAAGGTCAGGGGTTGAGTTTGAAGAAATCTACGGAGCAGTTTAAGGAGTAAAGAATGGCAACAATAGACGAATTTAAAGCACAACTGATTGGTGGTGGCCCAAGAGCAAACCGTTTCAGAGTCTTCATTCCTAGAGCAGGGAACCGTATTGAGTTTTTAGCAAAGGCTGCAGCAATACCAGCTGCGACCCTAGGTGAGATTCCAGTAAATTTTAGAGGTCACATTCTAAAATTAGCAGGTGATAGAACTTTCGAAGATTGGTCAGTAACGATCATAAACGATAGTGAATTTTCTGCGAGGTCAGCTCTAGAAGCATGGCAACAAGACATTCAGGAACTTGATTCAGGAGTAGGTATGGCGTCTAACGACTATCTACTTTCAAGAGCCTTTGTCGAACAATTAGGTAAAGACGACGCTGTCCTTGCGAGATATGAATTTTTCAACATGTTCCCTAAAAACATTGCTGCTATTGAATTAAGTTACGAAACAGTAGACGCATTGGAGGAATTTCAAGTTGACTTCACATATTCTCACTGGGAAAGAGTCAAGTAATAATAGTGAAATGACCTCTTTAGCGGGGGTATAAATATAGTTATGGAATTATTT